CCCGCTGCCCATGCTGGTGCTGATCCCGATGCGTTGCTCCTCATAGTATTCTGATGCCGCCACGAATTCGGCCTCGTTGAGTTGGCCTGGATCGGTGGCTTTGCCCCAGTTGACATTGGTCAGGATCTCCCAGACCACCGCTGCTGGATTGGCGTCATAGTATTCTGGATCATCGCTGCTGGCGCTGGCCCTGAGTTTCATCCCCGTGACCGTCCCGCCCCCGTCAGCAATGCACACTGGCATCCGGGTCATTTCGAAGAGGTAACTCCGCGGTGATGGCTGGCGTCCAATCTTGTAATCGTTGAAGAAAGCGAAGCAGACACCCCGGTAGTTCAGGATCTCCCCGTTGATCGATGGTCCCGTTTGGGTGGTGTTGCCTGGAAAGAGCTGGCAGCTTCCCCCGTCGCTCGATTTGCCGTCGAGGGTGAGGGTCGGTGCCGCTGAAATGGATTGCGGTGCTTGGGTGGTGGCGCTGGTCAGTGTCAGGCTGCTGCCCGTCTCATCGCTCCCCCCAAAGGTCCCGCTGGTCAGCTCGATATACTCATCGCTGGCCCCGATCGCGATTACCGTTCCCCGGACCCGGTCGTTGTCCACATCGGTGGCCCCTTCCACGAAAACGCTCTGGCCCGTTGTCCAGTCCTCGAAGTCCCCGGCTGTGGCCGTGATCCGGTCGGTGGCGACCGTGATGTTCATGGTGCCTGAAAGGTTCCGTTTCTCCTCCTCGAAAAGCACGTTGTCCTCTCCTGGCGAGCCGTAGATTTTCCGGACCTCATCCACCGGGCCCATGCAAAGCCCAACGAGGTAGCTCAAATAGTATTTGTAGCCGACCACCTGCTCTTCCCCTCCACCTCCCTTGCCCCCCTCGGGCTCTTGGGTGATCTCCTTGGTCCTGAAGCTGTCGCGATCGTATCCGATGTGGTTGCCTGCGATCCGGCTGGTGCCGAAGATGACCGGCACCGTGGCGCTTTCGCTGCTGGTGCTCATGCGCAGCTCCTCGGGTCGGATGGTCTGCTCGGGGGTCTCAGGGCCAAGGAAGAGCCCGGCTGCCACCGTGCCCAAGCTGAAGCCATACAGGGCCCCCACCGGGCCGCCGATGAAGAAGCCGACAACGCCACCGACGATTCCGGCTGCGAATGATAGTGCTGAATTACCGCTCATTGAGTTTCTTGAGGTCGAGTTGATCCGGTGGGTCTAATCGCCAGCCCGGCTTGGCGAAGCGTAGCAGCTCTTGGGCTCGTTGCACTACTGGCTTGAGTGGTGTGGTGTGGACGATCCCTCCCTTGAGAACGTGCCAGCAGGTCAGCTCCCCCTCGCTGTCCTTCCCAACGAAGCCGCAGTGGTTGCTCTGCTTGCCGCAGGTCCAGATGATGATGTCCCCGTATTGGGCCACAGCGTTCTTGTGGCGGGATGCCCAGAACATCAGGCAGAGGGCCTTGGCCATCAGGTTCTCGGGGCTGACGAGGCCCCACCGTGTTCTGTAGGGTGGTAGCTTCCGGGGCTCGAGCACCCCTGCCCCGTAGATGGCCTGCATGACGAGGTGGATGCAATCGATCCCCTTGCCTGGCATTGCCCTTCGATCGATGTGGGGAAGCCCACGCCAAGTCTCGAGCTCTGCTTGGGCTCCTGCGATTTGTTCTTCAGTCCACTCCATGGAGGCCGGGGTTTTTATTCGGGACCATCGGGAATCCGCCGAAGTTCGCGAGGTTGCTGAATTTGGATTCGCAAGTATTGCTGGTGTGGTCGCAGCCCGCGTTGAGGGTGACGCTGTCGGTGGCTGCCATGTCGGGGCTCCATTGGTGCAAGGACAGGATGGTGTTGCCCCCGGAAAGCTCAGCCGCAAAGATGGTCAGCCGGACCCCGCTCGGGTTGTGCACAAGGACTCCTCCGCGCCAATGATCAGCAAGGGTGCTTACCCGCTGTCCGGAGACCGTTACCTGTCGGTTGTCCTCATCGAGTGAAAGGATGCTGTTGCTGAATTCGAAGCTCGAGGCCACCACCGTGCAGGCTGCCCCGTAGAGCTGGTGGTTGCAGGTTCGGGTGTATCTCCATCTCGGGACCTGATGGCTGGTGAGAAACGGTTGTGGAACGCATCCGACCTGGACCTCGAATCCCTCGACCGTGAAGTCGGTAACGATGCCGCTGTGGACGAGCAGGGTGTCGGTGCCCCATGCTGCTGTCAGCTCATCCACCGCTGCCCCGCTGGTGACCTTGATGATCCCGACCTCGATCTTGGGAATCATGCCAAACAGGATGTAGCGGCTGTAGTCCTGGACGTTGTGAATCCGGGCCCGGAGCTGGAAGCTCTGCTCCGAGATCCCCTGTTCCCTGTTGATGCTCCCGTGGTCGATCGATGCGCTGGAGAACGTCTGGGGGTCGCTCCCGCCCCACTTGGCCGGGAGGCCGCTGATGACAACGTCCTTGTCAAAGTTCGTGAGGAAGAAAACGCTCCCCCCCGCCGCATCCCGGACGGCATAGCAGTAGCAGGGTCGGAGAGCTGGCCTGCTGTCCTCCCCTGCGATGGCCGCGTTCTTGCTCATGCGAGGTCAGGTCGGAAGGTTACCTTGTAGCCCCACTGGAGAATGAAGCCCGTGTCCTTGCGCTGCTTCTGGTCGAATTTGACGATGAGCCCGACGTGGTTGCTGCCTCCCCCGCCTTGAAAGAGGAAGCCATCGATGTCGGTGCTGTTGGCTTCATCGATGTCAAATGTCCCTTCCCAAGTGTAGCTATGGTCAGCGAGGTCGTTTGTCTTGGTTTCGTCTCGGGTGGCTGTGTCATCCCCGTTCGGCATATTTGTCCCCATCCCGGCAAGGGTGAGAGACCCGGAGGTCTCAACCTCGAGTGAGCGGGCTGCTGCACTGATCGGGTCGAGAATGCTACCAGTGGTGGAAGCTGTCCCATCGGTGAAAGGCTCCAGTCCCTGGAAGATCGCATCTCCTGCGAGCGTGCCCTCGAGGTCTCCTTCCCCAGCCGGGACCCCGGTTGAAATTGTGGCATCGGTGACCCGGATCGTGGTGGCCGTGGGAAGGCTGGCGATTGTCCATGTCCCGTTAAAGTAGGTGCCGGGTGTGGCAAAGCGGGTTGTGCCTCCCGATCCTGCTCCGGGGTTGATTCCGGTGGTGACCCGGAAAACGGTAGTGCTGTCCACGCTGGCCACGGTCCATGTCCCGTTGTAGGAGCCGGGGCTTGCCCCCTCGATCTCGATACTGTCTGCCCCGCTGAAGCCGTGGGCCGTGCTGGTGGTGACGATGAATTCGGATACGTCCGATGTGATGCCGCTGATCGAGTCCTTCTCGGGCAGTGCGTTGGCAATGGTGATCTCATCCCCCGCGGTGTAGTGGTGGTTGTCATCCACCGTGATATCGAAGCTGGCTCCCCCGTGGGTGATGTCGGTGATCGTGTATGGAAATGGCCACCCGGTAATCGTGGGGGCCACCGCTGTGCTTGCGATGAAGTCCCCCGTCATGGCCATGGTCAGGGTGTAGACCACCTGAAGCTGCTGGCCGATTCCCACGTTGACCGCTGAGCCCAGAACGATCCGGCTTAGCAGGTCGCTGGCTACCAGCCTGGAGATTCCAATTTCGGTGTAGCTGACGGCTCCCACCTCGACCGCAAAGTTGTAGGTCCGCTTGATGGCCGTGGTGCCTGCTCCGGTGTCGTGGGTTTCGGTGTTGCTCGATGCTCCCCCGTCGAGGCTGTCGTGATCCGCGACCTCGGCCACAAGGGCCGTTTGTTGGGTGTTCCAGAGGACGATGGTGGCTGCTGCGATCGTTCCCGTCTCACGGGTGTCGACCGATGTGGTCGAGTTGAAGGTGGTAATGTAAGCCTCCTCCCCGCTGGCAAACTTGATGACCTTGCCCACGTCCCCAGCCGCAAAGACTCCGGTGCCCGTGCTCCTTGTGACGTTGACCCCTGCTCGGGCAAAGGTCCCGTCTGGTGCGGTGAAGTTCGCAGTAGTGTCGGTGCCTGCTCTGCAGTTGGCCAGCATGGCTCGCCAGTTCCCGTCGTTGCTCAGCCGATCCTCGATGCCTGGATACAGAATCAGGTTCTTGGTGGGTGCCGTCTCGCTGATTACCTTGCCGTTCTCGAGGACCCGGCAGATGGCTGTGCCGCTCATCCTTGCCCCGATCTCGACCTTCTGGCCCGGAGGGATCGGGATGAGCTTGTACTTGGGGGCCGTGGTTGGCCGCTTGTTATGGTGTTCCATATGATCCTGTGGTCAGTTCTACTGTGGCCCCGGCCCCGTCTCCTTGGGCTCCGGTGTTCTGGGCCGTGAGAGTATAAGCGCCATCCTCGAGTGTCACGCTTGCTTTTGCGCTGTCCCCACCCGTGGCCGGGATGACAATCTGGTCATAGCTCCCGGCCTCGAGGGCCACGGATGCCCCGGCCCCGTCCCCCTCGGGTGCTGCTGGCACGTTGACGTCCTCATATGTTCCGGTGGTCAGCTCGACCGATGCCCCTTGGCCGTCCCCGTCAGTTCCGATGATTGCGATCTCGGTGTAGGCCCCGTCCTCGAGGGAAACGAAAGACCCGAAGCCATCGGCCACGGGTGGGCTGTAGGTTGCGCTCCTCCACCGGACCTTGCGGTGTCCCGCATCCATCCCGTGGATCTCGATGATGGCGTTGTTGCGCTCGACCTTGTGGAGGTAGAGGGGCCCGCTTGGGCTGCTCAACATCTGGTATTCTGTCGCAAAGCTGTCCCGCTTGAGCCTGGCGAAAATCACGCTGTAGCCGGGCTTGAGGTAGAAGATTGCGACCTCGGCCCCTCCTGCTGTGACCGTGCTGTCGATGATCCAAGTATTGAAAGCCACCGGGCTG